TTACAGTTTTTCGGTTACCTTAATCCCACATTCGAACTCTATTTCTATTTCTTTGTCCCCTATAACCTTAATCTTATGAACGAGACTTTTGAAGATTGTCTTATCGAACTCGTCGAGTATTTTCCCTGTCTTTAATAAATCAGTTACCACCTCGGCGCGATACTCGGCAAGCTGAATTTTGCCTTGCTCGTTCAGAATCTCTTCTTTTTTCAAGTTGAGTTCATCAATTTGGAATTTCAGCAGTTGGGTCTCTCTTTCATATTGTTTATCAGTAAGCCGCCCTTTGTTTTTATCCATTAGCAAGTCAACTATCCCGTTTTGTAAGCCCTGAATCTCTTTATCTATCTGGGCGATATCATCCTCACACGAGTCGGATATTTGCCCGACAACCGCTTTTTGAAGTTTATCGAGTATCTTTTCTCTGTTTTCTATTAAACCGTTCAATGCCCTAATGAATGCCCTTTCAAGCGCACTCTCGCTAATCGGTTTCGCACTGCAGTAATCTTTACCCTTATTCTCGTGTCGCTTGCATACCCAGATATAATATTTTTTGTATGCATTGTACTGCTGGTGTCGTCTATAGGTTTCTCCGCACTCTCCACATACAATCATTCCGCTGAACGCATATTTACCCGAGTATTTGCCGTGACCTGTCCGATTTGAACTTCGCAGTTCATTTCTACCTTTAAATTCTTGCTGCACCAGGTCGAACATCTCTTTCGAGATAATTGCTGCATGGCTGTCTTCCACATAGTAACTATCCGCTTGCCCCTCGTTCTTTATGCGCCTTGGCGATAAAAAATCTGGTAAATAAGTTTTTTGCAGATGGCTGTCACCCATATACTTTTCATTTTGAAGTATTGATTTTATTGTTGTCGGATGCCATCGACTCTTACCTGAGGGCGATAGTATGCCGTCACGCATCAAACCATCGGCAATCTCTTTTAGACTGTATCCGTCTAAAAACTCCCCATATATTCTTCTTACCGTTATAGCCTGCTCTGGAACTATTTTAAGCGTTCCGTTTTCGTCTTTAGTGTATCCGAGAAAATGTGCTGTATTAAGAATCACCTCGCCGTTTTCAAATCGCTTTTTGACACTCCACCTAATATTATTTGAAATACTCCGACTCTCTTCTTCTGCAAGGCTTGCCATAATCGTCAGCACAAACTCACTGCTTTCCTGCATTGTATCAAGGTTTTCCTTTTCGAAGTACACCTTGATCCCCATCTCTTTGAGTTTCCGCACCGTCTTTACACAGTCCAAAGTATTTCGTGCGAACCTACTAACAGACTTTGTGATTATCATGTCAACCTTACCACACTCGCAGTCGTTCATAAGACGTTGGAAATTTGGTCGTTTTATGTTCTTTCCGCTGAGTCCAGGGTCGGCATAGATATCCACCAACTCCCAATCGGTATGACTTTCAATCAGTTGTTTAAAGTGCTTTACCTGTGCCTCGTAGCTACTCTCCTGTTCTTCATGGTCTGTCGACACTCTTGCGTATGGAGCAATACGCAGTTTTGCCAGTTCCCCGTTCGGCGTTGCCCTACCAACCAGTTCCTGCCTTTGTTTCGCTGGTATCAGCCTGATTTTAGGCTTTACGCTTGCAGAGTTTTCCATTTACGTTTCCTGCCCTCCCGTTTGTATATGATTTAGTTATTTTGATGCCGTTAGCAAATTCGAATGTTATTTTCCAATCTTTTACTGTCGCTTGTATAAGAAAATCCGCCATGTCTTTTGTAAACACAGCGGATTTGGTAAATTGTTTTTCAAGCATTTTATTTGATTGTAAGGTTTGAATCGTTTGTTCTCGAGTTTTGATTTCATCCAATATCTTTGTGCTTTCAGCTTTGTATTTGACATCTGAAATGTACCCCTTGACGTGTAAGGCTTTCAACTCCCTTTCCGTTTCCAGTAAACTTTTCAGTTTTTTATATTCCTCTGCCAACCCTGAATATTCAAAGTTTTTATCGAGACATTCGTTATAAGCCTCTGTCAACAACTTTTCTAAAACCACATTTTTTATTTCATGGCTGTCGCAAGTCTTTTTCCCTTTTATCTCTTTTACCAAACATACCCATTTTATACATTCATAAGTTGTTCCTTTTGCCGCTGTTTTTCGTTTATATCGTGAACCACATATCCCGCACTTAATTTTACCTGAAAGAGGGTACTTTCTAATACTATAGTCTAACCCGTTTGGATGAAACTTTTCTGCCTTTTCCCTCATCATCTCTTGTACTTTTTGGAAATCTTCCATTGAGATAATTGCCTCATGCGAATTTTCAACATAATACTGTGGAGCTTCGCCTTTATTTTTTTTCCTTACCTTTAAATCATAAACATTCTTTTGCAATAAACTATTGCCTGTATATTTTTCATTTTTCAGAATTGTTGCCAACGTCGCCTTTTTCCATTCTGTAGACCCATGCACCGTTAAATATCCTTCATCTTTCAATATAACTGAGATTTTTTCCACGCCGTTTCCCTGTAGGTATAATTCATATATTCTTCTCACGATAGCCGCTTCTTCAGGTATAATGGTTAGTTTTCCCTTTTTATATTCATATCCGAGAATACGAGATAACTCTATACTTCCCTCTGCAAACCGCTTTCTTGCTGCCCATTTTTGATTTTGACTCATAGATATAAGTTCTTGTTCAGCAAGACTTGACATTATTGTTAAGACAAGATTGCATTTCGGATCGAGTGTGTCTATATTTTCTTTTTCGAATATTATGGGGACTCCCAAGTCCCGCAATTCGTGAACTACTGTCAATAAATCCGTATAATTCCTGGCGAATCTCGAAATTGACTTAGTATAAATTTTGTCGATTTCACCCCTTTTTGCCTTTTTTAATAAACTATTAAGTCCTTTGCGGTTTTTCATCGACTTTCCGCTAATGCCCTCATCAGCAAACAAGCCAACATATTCAATAGATGAATCATTCTCGAACCGTTTGTTCCAGTACTGCGATTGAAAGGCGAAGCTGTCTTCTTGCTCTTCTCTCTTTGTACTCACTCGAACATAAACTCCGATTTTTGGCTTTTGTGCCTTTTGCTTCGGTATTTTCGTTACTTCCATTCAAGCCTCCTTTTTCGTGCATTACCCTACCTTTCAAACAGGGGTTGAATCATGTAAAAAATAAACGGTATAATTCTGCTTTTGGTAGCATGAATTATACCGTTATCTTTTCCGCAAGTCCAGATAAATTTGCGCTTATTATGCAAATTTATTTATAATTTTTTCCTTTTCTGCATTCGTAATTAGCCCTCTTTTAAGTAGGCTTTTAACAATTGCCTCAATTATTTTTGTGTCCATCGTCATCACCACTTTTACTGAGCTGCTTGATAATTTGATTTGTTCCGGTTGCAGTCAACCCACTTGCCGCGCCAACAACAATTGCCACCAACACATTCTGTGCCGGGATTATCGATGGAATTGCATAATAGCAAACCACGCCGAAAACCACGCCAAGCGCCGTGGCAATCAAAGGTATAAACCGTTTGAACTTCTCGTTCTCCCCCACTGTATATTTAATAAGATTAATAACCCAATAGACCACCGCAGCGATTGCGGGTACACTTATAAGTTCTAAATAACTCTCCATACCTATCCTCCCTTACTTTTTTGCGTTTTGTTCGAGCAAATACTCGTACATTTCGGCTTTATTTTCCTGATATGTCTCCATCGCCTCATGCATTTCGCCATTCGTTCTCCCGTCCCGAATGGCGACTGCGTTTGCATATGTCAGTTTACCCACAGCATCAATGCTTTTCAGAATTAGCATATTTTCCTTGGCTTTTGCCGCATCGCGGGCTTCGTCTTTCTTGGCTTTACGCTTGAAAAATCGTTGCAAGAAAAAAAGCACCATACCGCTGATGATGCTCGAAAAAACACTTATAATTATTGCTACCAACATCCCTCTCCTTTTTTATATATTACTTCTATTTCGCGTCATGAGATAAAAAAACGGAGTGTCCAAGATTGCCAAAAATGCTTTTACCATATATTGACTCATCATCATTCGAAAAAGCAATCCACAAGTACTGGCGTCAAACAGATACTTCAATCCCAAGCCGAACGCAATACCCAAGAAGACTATGGTGTCGATCGCTTGGCTTACGAGCGTAGATGTGTTATTCCAAACCCAACGATAACCTTTCCCTTTAATTATCAATCGATGTCTGATAAGGTGAAACACCTCCACATCAATCCTCTGCGAAATGACATAGGCAACCAGTCCTGCAATCGTGAACCATATACTCATGCCAAGTGCGGTATCGTATGCCTCATCAATGACTATGTCTGCGCCGGGCAGTAACAACGTGAGCTGTATTAGAGCCATACAAATTACCTGACACAGCAGACCTTGTCGCACGACTTGCCCCGCCGCCGCTTTCCCGTAAAGCTCTCCAATAACATCTGTCATCAGATATGTGACCGCATAACAAATTACACCGCCCGGCACTATGAGAGGTCCAATTACTATCAGCTTTGTACTCAGCACGTTTGATATAACTAATGTTGCCGAGAATATGGAGCTGTATGTCGTATACCTATCTTTTTTCAATTCCATTGACTCCTATCTCCCCGCTCGGCATTATTAAAAATCGACTGAACGAGTTTGCCGTTTCCGCTCGGTGCTGTTTTTCGAGGTTGGACGAAGTCATTGTGAACTCTATACCCTTGTATTCGTGCGTATAGACATGGTACGAATCATCGCCCTGTTCACCCACCTTTTTTACGCCGAGTTTTTCAAGCTGCTCGGACAAGTCTTTAATGGCAATGTGATTCTTGTCGTAATAGTCCAGCAATGTCTTATTTGAATTGCGCAGCGATGTATCCGCCATAACCTCAATGAAGGTGTGATGCTTAACCCCAAGACTCTTGTAAAAATCAATCATTTCAAGCAACTTTTCCGCCGAGTCGATATGTTTCTTCAGCAGCACAGTGCTTACGCCGAGTGTCTCACCATACTCCGTAGCAAGCTTGGCAATATCATCAGCAATAACCGCCCCATACTTATATCGAAACTCGTCTGCGTTCTCTTTATCCGTTATCCCGTACCTGCTTAGATGTATCAGCACGTTTCGCTGCTTTAACGCCTCCACAATCTGTGGGTCGGAAAGCCTTGCCCCGTTAGTTTCCATTTCCAGAATTTTATTTCGGAATTTATACTTATCGATTATTTCCAATACCGAAATCAACCTTGGCGATATAGTGGGTTCTCCGCCCGTGATAATGATATCTACAATAGGACTGTTAATGGTCTGCAATATCTTTTCAAGCGAAACGTAGAACTCCTCGTCCGTAGCCGTATGGTCACAGCACCGAACGCACTTTGCCGTGTACTTCTCACAGAGATCCTTGCACAGCGGACTTTTGAACACGTGGTGAGCAATGCAAGCCACGCAGTCCGCATTGCAGTCGTTGTTAAGTATAAGAACCAGGCAAGTAATCTTAACCTGGTTCTCTCTATAAATTCTTTCAAATCTCTCTTGACTTATCAGCAATTTATCCCCTCCAATATTTTTCTGTCGAGACACGCAGGACATCTTCCGCAAGGTTCTACACCGCCTTCATAACACGACCAGGTAAGCGAGAGCGGAACACCCATACATACCGCCTCTTTATAAATCTCATCCTTTCCCATCTCCAGATAGGGTGCGCTTACTTTTATTAACCCTTTTGAACAACTAATTGCAAGTTGATTGAAATACTCAACAAACCCTTTTGTGCAGTCGGCAAAGCTCTCCCGCGTCTTGATAGCCCCATACAGTATATCAACCCGTTGCCCCTCGAATACTTGCATAGCGAGGGAAATTGCGGCGGTAATGAATACGCCGTTGCGGAACTCTACCTCCGTATTTTGACTGCGGAATGTTCTATGGTTTCCGTGGGTTATCGTCTGCGTTATGGGTGAGGAATTATGCATAATTAAAGAGCTTTTGCTGTTTTGGAATATAGCGGTTATATCCATTTCCATCAACCGAACGCCGCGCTGTTTTGTAATCTCGCAGACAGCGGCTCTTTCTCTTTTCAGACTTTTTTGCCCATAATTAAAAAATAGTGCCGTCACCTTTTGCTTAGATCGTGCTGTTTCTTTGTAAGAGAGCGTAGTACTATCAAGCCCACCGCTAAATAATATCAAATTGTTCATGTCACCTCGTACTCCATGACCCTGAAATTACAATCTGAGTATACCAGGTTATGCTATAACTACCCCACTTACCGCCACCGCCGTCACTACCTGATCCTGTAGATTCGGTGTCGCTAACTATAGAGCCGTTCGTATTAAAAGTGATGTTCGCATTTGTTGTACTACTGGATGTGCCACTTTGTACTCTCCAAACCGTAGAATATGACTTTGCGGAAGCCGGACGATAATTTATAGGGACAGTTCCGATGGTAGTCCCTGCAGAACAACTATTCACTCGTATGCTGATATTGAAGTTCACCGTAAACCCTGACTTTGTCAAAGTATTCGTGGTTATTGACTCAGCCTGGGCAAACGATATACTTGAACTTACGGACTGTGCGGCATAATTTACAAGCAAGTAGTAATTGCCCGATCCGACCGTAATAGTATATACTCCGCCCGACGCAGATTGAGTAACACCGTTATATTGAACCGAACTCAATTTGAAGCCCGCAACGGCGGTCACGTTCCTCAAATACAGCTTAGTGCCATATTTGAGCGAAAGGGTTGTTCCTGTTGTCGTATACCATGTACTGTTATTGGTGGAATACTGCAACGAACCCACCTCGCTCCCGTAAGTCGTTCCCCCATATCTCTGCTGCAAATATACGCTGTAGGTTCTGGCGGTTGCTGAAAAACTTACCGACTTATCGGAAGTCATTGTTACACTTGAAGAAGAACTGCTTATCTGGTATCCAATCAATAGCGAGTACGAAAACGAAATGACCGTTCCGTATCCAAATGATAGCGATGTCGTGGAATATAATGTTCCCGTGCTTACTTTCCCATCAATTGTCGTTGCCGTGTAGCTTACATACGATATCCCCGTACCGATGTTTACTGTCAATGTCTGCGGGTCAGCAAACACGAGGTTTTTATCCACATATATCAGCTTAACTTTACTCGTACCAAGGTAGACTTTTTTGACGGCAGAAGTGCCTACTCTTATTGCCATACCCCCTCCTACAAAATAAACGTTATATACCCGGACTGCCCCGTATCACTTGTCGATGTGGTACTCCGCGCCTGATACCAAGTGCTCCCTATTTTCAGTTTTCCGACATTTTGCAATGACGTGTCAACCGAATCGAACTTGGTTTTGATTGTTCCATCAGTCGCATAATTTTTAGCCGTATCTGCATTCGTTGCATTATCAGCCTGTGCCGCCTTTTCCGAATTTACGGCGGTTTCGGCTGCGAGAGGCAAATCCGTTAACTTGCCACTCGCATCTTTTATATAAGGTCTATATGCCATACCGCCCTCCTGCTATTAGAGCATTTTGAAGAACAGACCGCCGGTCGCCAAAGATGCACTGGGATCGTTCTGACCACTTGTTCCTACCTCAAACATCTGCCCGCCTGCAACAGCAATTCCTTTTGCATTAACTTGAATTGCGCTATACGTTCCTGCAGTCACACCGCTGTCCCCAAGTGCCACATCGATAGATTTATCAGCACTTCCGTCAAAGTTTTGTTCACCGTTCCCGGCAATTTGAGATGCTCCATCTGCCTTTACTCCGCTGTTTACATTCACTGCAATTTTGCGAGCTGTGGCTAACTTCGTTGCACTTTCAGCGTTCGTTGCATTCACTGCTGTGTCTGCCGTTGTCGCTTTCGCAACCTTTGTTGTACCGTCTACAATTTTCGTGATATTACTTGTATTCGTCGCTGATGCAGATTTTGCAGAGTCGGCTGTCCCTTTCACTTCACCGATAGCACCGACAATCGTTTTATTGGTTGTCGTGAGAGAGTTGTCCGTCTTTTGTTGATACCCTGAAAGGTCTACTTTCTCTGTTTCAAGTTCGGTAATCTCAAAATATCCGCATTCCCCGTCATTCGTCTCAAGAATAGCCGATACCCAATAGTCAGGCAATCCTTTTTCTTTAATATACAGATTATCACCGACCTTGTAATCTGTTTTGGCTGCGCCTTTTAAAGCTACTTTCATCTCATCAAGGGTGGCAAACGAAACAGCTTTTGATTTGCCCTCTGCCAAGGCATACGCCTGGTCGGCCTTTGACTGTGCGTTGCTTACGGCAGTACGGATATCACTGTGTGCTGCGCCATCAGCGTTATGAGTTGCCACCGTACCCGCTTTTTCCGCACCGACATTCTCGGCTGAAAGGTTTACTTGCCCTTTTCTGTACTCGGTTTCATTCTCGCCCTTAACGCCCGTTACGACACCGCCATCGGTAATTTCCTTAACCTGTCCCGCCACTTCGTTGACCGCTGCTTTCAAGTTGTTTGAAGAAAGTCCGCTTTCCGATCCGTCAAAGAGAACAACCTCTGCGTCTGTTTCGGGGTGTAACAGCAGGGTTTCGTCCTCTGCTATTTTCTGGATGATTTGATACCTTTTAGTTGTCTGTGCCATATTCGATTAACCTCCTATTAATAAAAACACATAGCTACCCGGTTCCAAATTATCGGGTAGTTTCTTTACCGTATAAAATTTACCTTTGAACGTCTCGCCGAGGCGTAACTTGTTTACTTGCCCGTTCTCAGACAAGAGCAATAAAAAAGAACCGCTTTGCGCAGTCCTTTCGGTCACTTCTGTATAGTTCTTTTCCTGTCTCGACAACAGATTAAGGTCTTTTGCCGTTCTGTTACCTTTCAACTCAATGCCGTTAATACGAGGTTTGTTCTGCATCCTGTCGTAATTGTCCGACACGGTAACGCCTGGAACTATACATACCTTCGTTCCAAACCCGTCTTCACAATGCCCCATTTTTCACCTCATTCACCTTTTTCAGCACTTCTATTTTTTCATTCTGTACTATCGTCAGCTTTTCGCCATCGGTCAAAAACATTGTTATGTCATACCGAACGAACCCAGGCTCAAACTTGCTCGTCCGTTCACCCTCGATTCGCACATCGTACCGCCCGTCATAAAAACTTGCGGGTATTTCTACCCTTAAATCCTTACTCGAAAAAACCACTCTCTTTATAAGAAACAGCGGAACATTTCTGATGTCGATGTGCAACTCAAAAACATCGCCTTGAACAATCTTTAACATCACACCTCCATAAGTACGATCCTGTTTATCGTTTCCGCAGTCTCGCTCCCCTGCTTTTTCAGTTCTATATTACAGACGATTTCATTCAGGTATTTTTCGTTTTCGCCCAACGTATTAAATATTTCGGGCGTGACCTGACTCTCTTTCGTATAATCACTTCTCGGTTCTTTCCACGAAGACATCTTTTACCTCCTGCTTTAATCGACCGCGAGTTTGGTGTCTCAACCCACCATCATAAGTAAATTTATTGTATTCACAAACCAACTCCTTGCCATCATTGAAACGGTCTTTACAAGTATAGATCGAACCGATTTCCAAGCCGGGGTTTCCTCGCCACTCACTTGTAATAACGCCTTCCCCAGCCCGCATTTTAGCAAGAATAATCGAAGCAATGTATTTTGCCTGTTCTTCAGTTCGTACCAGTTCAGATGCAGAGTGCGTATATTCCACCGCGCCATAACTGTTCACGCTGTCCTCATCCTCCGAATAAACGGTATGCGAATTGAGTTCGATCGCATTGCCCTCTACCGTCAAAGTAGCTGCCTGGGCACTACCTGTCGCATTCGTCAACGTCAAAATGCAAGCATTTACCCCGCCTTGTTCCATTACTACTTTTACATTGGAGTTGCTCGAATATGCCATCGCATAGGCTATATCGGAAGAATATTCCAATGTGATTGTCTTGACCTCATTCGGGTTCAAAGAAACCTCAAGTTCAGCCACCTCTATAATTTCCGTTGCTATACTCACATCCGTGTATTCCACCTTGATTCTGTTTGCAAATTCAGTTAACGTGATGTTCGATTTGTAACTGAACATATTGCTCGGGTTTATTTCTATCCCCGCCGAGAGCGACTCCGTCTCCTCGCTTCGCAGATGTATCCTATCCTCTCGATCCACAAAGACTTTGCAGAGGGCTGCGTTTGCTATTTCCTGCAATGCATCCCACGTGGTTGTCTTAGGAAGATACGCCTTCTCAATAACGTTCTCTTTCAGGTTGGCGGAAATAACATATTCTGAGGATTCAAGCCCGCTCTTTTGCATAACATCCTCTGCCAATTCATATACGGAAACTCTTTCCGTCAAAGGGTAACCCATGTATGTTTGACTTTGCAAACTCATCAGTCTGTCTACTGCCGTACACTTTACCCACTGGCTGTCCTGTTCCACTTGCCATTCCTCGGAATAGAATGTGCCAAGCCTGGTATATTCGACTCCGTTCTCTTTCTCTATCCCGATGTAAGGTTGCACTTTTCTGCCGAGGATCATAAGAGAACGGAGATATCCTTTATCGAATTTCCTGTCTGTATTATGAAGCGTTACCGTCATACTGTCAGAGTTGATGTTGTAGTTTCCGTCCGATGAACACATCTCTTCGTTCACCTCAAACATCTGCATGGCATCCCCAACGTATTCCTCATATAACTTATCGTAAAATTGCAGAATTTTAGCGCAAGCATTCGGGGTATTCCATTTTGAAATTGTCATGCGAATCGAAGTAATGTCATTGACTCTCGGTTCGAGTTTAATTTCAATTTCCGTATTCCCCGTTATCTTGTCAGTTCTGACAACATTTCCGTTTGACTTATACTGAATGGTAAAGTCTACAGGGTATTGTTTGAGTTTATCGTCTCCGCGTATGATCCAAGAAATAATGGGACGCAAGACAAATGACAGTTCGATGTACGGCTTAACGGCAAACACGCCGTTTCCGTCACAAAGCGTTCCGCTCCACCACCCAAGAATACAGTTTTTCCCGAGCATTTGAAACGACCCGCCCATGTCCGAATTTCCGTCCATTGTACAAGCCTTGACGGTAGGAGTTTGGTATCCTTCGAACACTTCCCTCGGGTGACTGATTTCGGAATTTCCGCTCACCGTCACACCCATGTTGCTGCTGATTTCCTTGTCGCTGTATATAATCTCGACCTTACCGTAAACCTTTCGGGGATTATCTGAATATTCCATAACCCCTCCTATTTTTCCTTAAACGAAAGCGAAACATCCTTCCAAAGAAGTTGTGCCTTTGCCCAATCATAATAAGGCATATACGTCAGGTTTTCTGCCCTTGCGACAATGGTTTCAAGTTCTCCTGTTTCCCCGTTGTGAAAAGTAATCCGGGAGAAGCGGTCGCTCCCGGATTCTGTCGTCAACACCTTCAAATCCTCTTTGGCTAAATATTCCCAGGACACGTCCACTTTTTTCTTAGTCCCGATCACATCTATCACCATCGTTCCGTCCAAAGTGCGTTCCGCTTTATCGAGGTGTTCGGGCGATATCGTGATTTCAGTCGGTGATTTGATCGTTTTTCCGTTTATGCTGAAAAAATTCATCGCTTTACACCCCCTTTAGTTCAATTCCGTTCCTCTTGTATTCTCTCGTAATACTTGGCACAATCAGACGGGCAAATGTCTGACCGTCTATTTGCAACACCAATTCGTTTCCGCTTTGGTCGCCACGCATTCCGTTCATTGATGCAATCCCCTGCAGTAGCCCGTTTAATAAGTCACCGTTCGGGCTGGTCCCTGCGCCAACCATTGCACGATTTGCCGTAGTAGTCAACCCCAGCGCATTTGCGACCTGGATTGCGGCTCGCTGAATCAACGGGATATCGTCATACATCCCTTGCGCCATCATATCCATGAGGTTTGGTATCCATTCATCCGCGGTATGTCCTGGACCTTTCTTTGTCGGAGACCCGAATCCGAGGAAGTCTGCGATTGACTCGCCTACACCTTTTACTCCGTCTACGACCCAATCCCACGCTTTCTTGATTCCGTCGCCTATGTTCTGTATGAGGTTTTTGCCCCAATTGAAAGCGTCTTTGAACAGACCAGAAAAGAAGTCGCCTATCTTTGAGAACAGTCCCGTGATTGTGTCCCAAATCCAAGAGCATACCGACTTTATTCCTTCCCACACATTGACGAAAAAGCCGCTTATGCCTTCCCAGGCACTTTTGAAAATTGCCGCAATATTGTCTCCGAGTTTACTGAAAAAGTTCTTTATTCCCTCGCAAAAACCCTGGATGAATTCCCATATCCCGAGGAATATATTCTTTATGGCATCCCATAGGTTCGATGCGACATTTTTCATGTGTTCCCATGCTTCCGACCAGTCCCCGCGCAACACCGCGCATACCAACTGAATCACTTCCAGGATTGCTTGTGCCACATCAATGACCGCCTGTACGAACGGACCGAGCGCGGAAATAATTCCCGAAACCACGCTTGTTACGACCCCATATAAAGTCATAATAATGCCGCCGAGAAGGTCGAAAACTGGTTTCAAAGTCTCATATAATGCGACCATCGTATCCCAAAGCGAGGCAAACAATTGCTTGATGTTTTCCCAAATCGGACGAACATATCCCAGGAAACTGACTACCGCATTATAAATAATATCAAATGCGGTGCTGACGATGTTCCAAATGTTGGTGAACAACGTCTTTACCGTTGCCCATATCGTCTCCCCGTTCTTTGCCCAAAAAGCCTGAATCGCAGTAACAGCATCAATGACGATATCTTTGACAACACCCCATACTTTCTCGGCTATTTTCTGAATCTTCCCGAAAACCTGTTTTAGGACTTTCCACAGGGATTTCATTGTACTCACCACTTTGTTGATGACTTTTTCCCCGTTTTTCTCCCACCAGTCTTTTATCGAATTCACGGCATCGAGAATAAAGGTTTTGACCTTTTCCCAAATCTCCATGACTGCGTTTCGGAAATCTTCGTTGGTATCCCACAGCCGTTTCAGAACGACAACCGCAATAAGAATTGCGGCTATTATCAATCCGACTTTCGAGAACAGCAGCGAGCCAATTTTTACAATCACACCTACGCTCGAAATCAGTTTCCCGACCACCAACAGCAATGGTCCGATAGCCGCCGCCAAAAGCGCAATCACGACAATGTTCTTTTTCGTTCCTGCGCTCAAATTCATAAGTTTATTCGTCAGCGGCGTAATATACTTTTGCAACAACTGTCGGATGATCGGAATAAGGATATCGCCAAATTGCAAGGCTATTTCCTCTACTTCCGATTTTAGGATTTTCATCTGACCTTGCAGAGTATCCAACTGTTTCTCCGCCATTTCGGTCGCTGCGGAAGTTCCCGTTATCTGCTCCGTCATATCGTGCAAAGCATCTGCGCCCGACGAAATCATTGCGAGCATACCCGGGCCCGCTTCGACACCGAAAATCTTGACCGCTTGGGTACTGTCTATTCCCGCATCTTCCAATTTGCGTATAATGTCTTCAAGGCTGTTCATAGACGGGTTCATGTCATCCACGGACAATCCCAATTCTTCGAACGCCCCTATCATTTCCGCTGTCGGTTTCAGCAACCTGGACAGCGCACTTCGCAAAACAGTACCAGCCTGTTCGCCTTGAAATCCGGCATTGTACAGGATACCGAGCGCACCCGCCGCCTCTTCAACGGAATACCCGAGTGAGTTCGCAATCGGCCCTACATATCGCATTGAGTATGCAAGTTTTTCCATCGTCGCCTGGGATGCGCCGATTACTGCCGCAAATGTATTGGTTACCCTTGATGCCTCGCTTGCTTCCATTCCGAACTGGTTTAGTGTCGAGATTACGACGTCGGAAGTGAAAGCCAGGTCGGATTGTGTCGCCGCCGCAAGGTCGAGTGTTGCTCGTATTGAGTCTGCCATTTGGTCGACTTTGTAACCTGCGGATGCCATATAGTACATTGCATCGGCCGCATCTGATGCGGAGAACACCGTCTGTGCGCCCATTTCGCGGGCAATCTCTTTCATCCTTTCGAGTTCATCGCCCGTTGCGCCTGAAACCGATGCGGCGTTCGCCATACTCTGCTCGAACTGTTGGGAAATATTGACGCTCGCATATCCCAACGCCACAAGCGGTGCAGTTACGCTTGCGGTCAGTTTTGTTCCCGCAGCCGTAAATGCCGACGCGACTTTTTTGATTTGCTTTTCGGCTGTCTGCAAACCTTTGGAAAGGGAGGAGATGTCTGCCGCTATTTTTACAACAAGGTTTCTTATAACTGCCATTGTATCCCCTCCCTTTTTATTTGATTATTACACCCTTTGCCGCCGCCATTGCTTTTAGGATGGCATCGCTCCTACTGTTCGTCTTCTTGGGCGGTTTCCTGACATCCTTGAGTATTTTTTCCAATTTCGGGAGTCTGCGTTGTCGGGCAAAGGCTTCCGTGTGCCAAGCGACCGTCAATGCATTTTCGAACTCTCGGTAGGACTTTTCCTGAACTTGTTTTCCTATCAGGAACAACTCGTATGGCGTATAGTCTCCCGCAATAAGCGGGTCGATCCCAAACTGTACCACCGCTTTTTCCAAGAAAGCCGACAAGTCAAAGTCGACGGCTTTTATTCCCCCTTTTCGGTCGTCTTGGGTTTCCCGAACGCCTCGGTGAGAGCTTCACCGACCTTTTCTGCGAGGGTCGTGATGTCCATGTATTCGTCCAATAAATCCCCCACCTGTTCAAGGGTCAGGTCTTTATCCTCGTGGCACAAGCCCGCATATACGATGACAAGCAGGTCTTTGATGCCGAGGGATGTGAGATCGAGCGACATGATGGTCTTCCCCGTGATATCCTCGATTTTTGCAAGTGCATTCATGCCGTAACGAAGCGTTCTCGGCTTGTCAAGTTGGATTGCTACTCCTTTTTTCATTATTCTCCTCCTTTATTCACCCGTCTCAAAAGTGAGCGCGCCCGAACCTGTGAACTCGATACTGATTGATACGACATCGTCCACAGGGTCTTCTATGGACAGACTGTTGATGTATGCCTCTCCCTGGTAGTAGTTCACGCCGTCAACATACAGCTTAACCACCACGGTCGTTCCGTTCAGGAACGCATCCTGCAACGCCGCCTGTCCTTCTTCGTCGACAGGCACTTCGTAGTCGCCTTCGCTCGATGCCGTCCACTCTTTCAGCCCAGCGATATAGTTCTTCCAATCGTCGCCGAGAGCCGTGGTTTCCAACGTCTCAAGAGACAGTTCCAGAGACCAGGACTTGATCCCGACCACTTTCTGTTCGCCGCCGCTGCCGATGACGACTTTTCCGTTTTTTCCTGCAACCGCCATTATTTTTCCTCCTATTTTTCGTTGTAATGAATTTCAAACTCGATGCTTGACATATACTCATCCATTGAAAATTTCAAGGACGTGTTTGCATCGTATTCGTAATCCGATTTTATGAACACGGCTTGAATGTGTAAACCGCACATATCGCCGTGGAAATCCTGTAAACTTTTCTTTACATCTCGTGACAATTCCCTTGCCAACTTGAATGTTCGGGCATGGCAGACAATCTGAATCGTCTGTCTTGCATATCCCGTGTCACCCTGAAGAGCCGAATCGTAATTGGCAAGAACGGGTGCATAGACAATAGACGGAAGCGGCGCATCCTGCGGAAGAACAATCGGATAAATTCTTGCTCCGACCTGCGAGGCAATCTCTTTTTGCCCGCTTAAATACTCATACAGAGCCTGGCATATATCTTTCAAAGTTTCCTCCCTACCGCATTTGAAATCTCTTTCACGATGGCGTCGTTTATTTTGTCGATATTGTTATCGACCGCATTCCGAAGAAACGGATTCCCCGGTCGCCCTCTTGCCCCGAGTTCGACAAAGGTCCCGTATCGGATGGATTTGTCGTAGTCGACCTTTACCGTTGCCTTTGTCGCTGTCGCCTTATCCTCTGTCAGTTCCAAACTGGCTTTCAGCGCACCCGTATCAACAGGGCAATTTTGCCTGGCATCGTCCAATGCAATTTCCCCGCCTTTCTTTGCTCCGCTCATGAGTACAGCCGCTGCCGCATCATTCATCGCCTTCAGGTCTTTGACAATCTCGTTCGCACCTTCGATGCCCACTTTGACTTTTCTCTGCTTTGCGCTGTAACCCATCGCCGACCATCTCCTTGCAATTGATTACCGTCCAACGATGCGCCGTCCCGTCGTCCGTTATACCGATAATCTCATATACCCTGTCCCCGTACCGAATCCTATGCATAACCGTCAGCCCTGCATAAAATCGAACGGTTATCCGTGTTACCGTCTCTGCCGATACTTGCTGTCCTGTCAGAAACTCTGTCCCGCTTACTGGTTCAATCTTTGCCCATACGCGCCCGACAGGTCGCCATTTGCCGTCCTCTCCGCCGTATTCATCGCGTTCGACAAAATACTTCAGAACCTCTATTCGCCTGTTCAATTCGCCGATATCCATCAGAACGCTCCCTTGCGATATGCAAACAGCATTCGCCGTACAAGATCGAGGGTATCGGCTACCGATACTCCCGTCTTGCCTTTCGAAACTTGTCTTTCCTCATATAAAGTTGCTACAAGGATAAGCATCGCCTGGCGAACAGGTTCGGGCATTTCCTCAAAGTCGGACAATTTCCGGCGCATCACGTCTTCGGTCAGATCTTTTGCCGTAACGAGCAAGGACGAGATGAGGGCATCCTCGTCATCGCCGTCGACTCGGAGAAACTCTTTTGCTTCCTGCAATGTAAGCATACCCTCATCCCTCCTTTTGTCATGCGTTCCTCTTGGCGAGCGTCACAAACGGCGACACGCTTGCACTTCCCTTATAAGGAGTGAGAGGTTTGTTCCAAATGGGCTTACCGTCCACACGGTAAATAAAGCGGAACACGTTTTCGTCATACAGGAATCTGACATGGATGGAACTTGCCGCTTTCATACCGCCTTTGTCGATGAGCAGGTACTGCCCGACGTCAGCGAGAATAATATCCCCGACTTCGCCCGCCGCACTGCACTGTTCCAGAGGAACAACAGGGCGACCGAACAGAGTGCCGTAGGGTTTCTGCGACAGACCGCCCGCAGGAATATACACGGGTTTATCTCCGACCGTAAGCGTGTACAGGTACGGTTCGAGTTCCTGGTTGATGTACCACACCGCATTCGCCCTCGATCTCGCCCACAGTCTGTTCCACATGGTGATGAGGTTGTTGACGGTGATGATATCCGTCTGGTCTTTTTCCTTTGCGACCTGTACGATCGCACCGCTGTTCAGGATTCCGAGAGGCTCGCCCTCGCCCGTGCCGAACAGAATCGAATCGTCGATCTTGAACCCGAACTCTTCCGCGAATGCCTGGCGAATGACCGATTCGAGAGCCGCCGCATCCTGCAAGAGTTCATCCGTCGCATAACAAAGCCCCGTGAGCTTCTTGAGCGACAGTTCCATCTGGCGGAACTTGGGCTTGCTTGCCGTCAGTTCTTCCGCTTCGCCCTCCCAGTAGGTCTGAATACCGCCCCAGCGCGATCCGTTCGCTCTCGATTCCTCATCGACTGCATTGATTTTCAGTCCGTTTGCATTTGAACTGATGGGGATTTTCTTTACCTTGCTCGCAAGGATACCCGTTTCATACGTTCTTTTCAGCAGCTCGGTCACGAAGTCCTGCTGTACGAGAAAGCCGCCGTCCGAGGGCGTAGTCTCGTTCGCACCAAGTGCGGCTCTCGTAGACAGCCTCTCGTCCGTGCGACCGCCGGGTGCCGCCGCCCTGTACACCGCCATGAGCTGCTCCCCGAACGATGCAAAGCGTTTCTCGTCACCTTTGTCGGGCGAGGGCTTCGCTTCGGGCTTTTCGACACCCCTGTCTTCGGGCTGCATCGACAGCATTTTCTCTGCACGGTTGATGCTTTCATCCCAAGAGCGGATTTCCGTTTCGAAGTTATCGATCTCTTTCTGCTCTTCGTCGGAGAGGAAGCGGTCCTCGGCTTCGGCTTTGTTCAGCACAGCCATCGCTTTCAGCCTGGCATCCTCTCTCTTCGCTTTCATTTCCAATACCTTTTTGATATCCATATCGTTCCTCCTCAAAGATTTTTAATTTTTGTTTTGAGCCGTTTGAGCTTCGCTTGCTCTCTGGCTTTTTGTGCCGCAGCTTGAGCCGCTTCCTCGGTCTGCCTGCGTTGTTCAGCCTTGTACCCTTCATATTCCTGCATCGCTCTCACTCCGACATCCGTTGCTGTGTACGCAGGAAATGTCACAGGGCTCACGTCGAACAGTTTGACCTTGCGAAGTTCCCGCACATCCATTCCGTTCTCGGTTCGCCAATCATCGTCTTCGACCATAAATCCGATTGACATCTGCGTGATGTCTCCGCGGCGTATGCTCGTCTGCACGTCTCTCGCCCAACTCGTTTCGGGCGGAGAAATTCGCACACGAAGCCCGACTTCATCCTCGACGAGTTCGAGCGTTCCTGCTCTGTTTCGTCCCAACACATAGTTCGGGTCGTGATTGAAAAGCGCGCGAATATCGTCTCTCCCAATACTCTCGTTGAACGCCCCCTGGCGAACGATTTCCTTAAACGGAAAAATGCCGCCGAGTGTCTCCGACCACGAATCAAAAACGGCGGCGTGTCCCTCAATCACCGCCGACCCGTCGTTTTCGTTTATTCGGAGTTCTTTCATCGGGAGCATTCGCATCTCCTTCTTTCCCTTCTCCATCGCTACCTCCTTTTTGTACTTGTTGCGTTGCAACACCCGCCGCCGTCATATTTCCGTTAACGAGGTAATCGTCCCCGCCTTGTTCCTTGGCTATGGACGGCATATCCTCCAAGCGGCGAATATCGTTGATTGACAGCCACCCGTTCTGGCGACCAATCGCATAGCCCTCCATGCGCGATTTATAGTCACCGCGCAGGAGTCCGTCTACATTGAACTTGGCAAAATACAAAAGCCGTTCTTTCTCATCCAAGAGTGAACGGCTGATTTCCTGCTCCCATCGCACGAGCCAGGGGCGGACGGTATGCTGCACAAATTCTATTGACTGGTGTTCAATGTTCGAGAATGTCGCCCTATCCAAGTCCCCGACAAGGTGCGGCGGCACTCGGAAGATACGGCATATCTCGTTCAGTTGGTACTTGCGGGTTTCAAGGAACTGCGCGTCTTCGGGCGCAATCCCTATCGTGTGATACTTCATCCCCTCTTCAAGGACAGCTACTTTGTGGCTGTTTCTCGTTCCTTGGTAGACCTTATTCCATGACTCTCGCAGTTTTTCAGGATCTTTCAGGATGCCGGGATGTTCGAGAACACCGCCCGGTCTTGCTCCGTTCCCGAAAAACTTTGCTCCGTATTCCTCGGTAGCAAGCGAAAGCCCTATCGCCTCTCTCGCCTGGGCAATCGGGCTGATGCCTTTTACCCCGTCGAACGATAAACCCTTTACATGGAAGACTTGGTCAGGTCTGTACACATAGGTTTCGTTCGTTACATCATCCGAATAGGTATACTTGATTTTGTCGGTCACCGAGTCCCGCTCTACCGTCATCAGGTGCGGTTTCAAATACCATAGTTCTGTAACATGACCCTGTCGCCTGATGATTCGGGCATACGCATTTCCCCATAACAACAGCGAAGACATCATGCTTTCCCGAAACTCAAAAGAGGTCATCTCCTCGTTCGGCAACTCGTAAAGACAAGCGTTCAAAGGGTGTTGGTCCGCGAGTTCCTGACGCCCCTCTTTGCCCTTCTTGTACAAATGGAGAGGAAGACTTGCTACTGTCTCGGATAGGATTTTGACACACGCATACACTGCACTTGTCTGCATTGCACGCAATTCGTCCACACGAACACCGCTGTTACTGTTTCCGATGTAATCAACATCGACCCCTCTTATAAAATCCTTCATCTGTTCCGAACGGTCTCGTTTCTCCTTTGGACCGTCTCTGCTCCGCTTAAATAACCCCATGCGCCCTCCTGTTATTCACGAAAAAACCGCTCGGTTCTCCCGAGCGGTCTTATCATTTTTCGTATTTTTTATTTTAACGGTTTACTGTCTATCAATGACATTGTCACGTTGTCTATCGCTTTCCATTCAGCATCGATTTCGTATAATCCGAGGTAGCCTTTTGTGAACGCTGCCCTGTACCTTTTTATTTCATACTGTCTGTGTTCCTCTGCTATGATCTCAGGCGCGTGTTCCACATCTGCCTTTATTCGTTCGGTCAGTTCAGCCACCTTTGCGTCATAGACTTTTATTTGCTCATCCGTTGCATTGCTATGGAATCCGTGCGTGTAGTTTTTCAGCGTTCTGAAGATGTTCTTTGCCATGTTACTTGCCCTCCTTCGCATCTTTTCTGCCGAGGTTGTACGCCGCGATGAGCATCTCCTCGATGGACCAGATTGCGATTTCGGGGAAGTCCTGTTCGTCGCTCCCTCTGCGCTCGATTCCTCCGCGCTCCTCGAGTACCGAACTCTTTTCCATTGCGATTTTCTCCAGGGCTTTCATTGTTTTTTTGCTGATTTCCTGTTTCATTGTGTTCTCCTTTGGGGGTGTCCCCCTTTCTTTTTTCTAACACAACAATACCGTAAAAAGACGAAAGAGCCCAGCAAAAATGCGTTAAAACCTGAAAGAAAAACACTTTTTTTTGCCAGAAAAAGACCGTCCTTTCGGACGATCTTTTCCTTTCGATTACAGTCTGATAATCAGCGCAGGAGCGTATGCTGTACGATTCTTTCCTGTCTCGCGGTCATATTCGGTATACCGCATCGGCACTTTTTTCATCCCCGCTATCGTGCATCCGTGTTCCGTTAATTTCCACAGCGTTTCGGTTAATCCGCTGAAGGTGGAACTTATCGTGATTTGTTCTATCCCTTCCTCGCGGCAGGTCTTGACGATGGGTTCGATATCCTCTTCCTATATAACCTCGTGGAAGTTGAGGTCGGCTGCGCCTGTATCCTTTGTATCTCGGTATGCCCAGAACATTGTGCGGTTGATGCCTTCGGCTTTCAGGTCTTTGACTTCGTTTCTTATCGCTTCTTCGAACTTTTCGATGTCTTTCATTTTTGCCACCCCCTTACTGCACCGTGATGCAGCCGTCTTTTTCGACCGCATATTTCATTTTGATGCCGAGGCTTGCGGCGACATAGATGAGGTTGTCGATTGCTCTACGGTAGTCTTTGACCGCATCCGTGTATCTTACCTTTACATAGTGGTTATGGTCTCTTACGAGTGCGGCGAGTTTGCTTGTGCAGTATTGTTTATCCATGATGTTTCTCCTTTCGTTTTTGTACCTATACAATACCGTAAACCACCGAAAGAGCCCAGCGAAAACGGCCCGAAAACACACTTTTTTTAACTATTTTTAATCTTCGGGATTGTAATTCGCCGTCTCGTACCCGAGTTTTATACCAACCTTTACTCCTCTTTCATACGATTCCTGTCTGAACCTGTTTTCGTTCTCGGCATATTTTTCCAAGAACTTTTCGAGGAGTTTTTTCTGTTCCTCGTTCAGAGTTGCCTCGAGTTTTTCATAGGCTGCAAATTCAGGATCGTCTTTGGGCAGATTCTTTTTCTTGTTCCGCTCGTCTATATCCCCATCGTACAAGGCTTCAAAAACGCTCTTCACGCCCTTCCCTCCATGTATTTTCGACAAACATATCACTTCCGCGCGCGAAAGTCCAGCACAAACCGCGCTGTTCCGAAGTTTTAATCGAATACCTCTTGCCCGTCTCTGATGTGTTTCACCTCGATTTCAGGGCATAATTCCTTATATCTGCGGACGATAACATCGCAATATTTCGGCTCAAGCTCGATTGCACAGCATCTCCGATTGAGTTGTTCTGCGGCAATAAGAGTTGAACCGCTGCCGCCAAACGGCTCGAACACCGTATCCCCTTCGTGGCTGCTGTTATAAATGAGTTTTGCACACAGGGTGATTGGTTTCATGGTAGGATGATCCTCGCTTCGGCTGGGTTTGTTATCCTTTATGACTGTGGTCGGAATGTCGAGAATTTTCGTCAGAAGTTCCACGAGTTCTGCCTTATTCAGTTTGTTCGGGTTTTCCTTGAATTCCTCAAAAACCGTAGGCAGATTTCGGTCTCCGATAAAATAATGCCCTGCGCCCTCCTTCCATCCGTACAGGATCGGTTCGTGTATCCATTGGTAATCCTGACGCCCGAGCGTGAAATGGTTTTTCAACCATACCAGAGTCTGGGCATACTTGAACCCCGCCTCCTCCATAGCCCTGGTAAAGTTCACCGTTTCTTTGGTACTGTGGAAGACATATAACGGTGCGCCCTTTTTCATTACACCGTATGCGGCTTTATAAAACGCGAGCAGGAACTGATGGAAGTCATCATCACTCATATTGTCGTTTGCGATGGAACTTTCCGCTCTGGTCTTGGACTTATTCTTCCCGATGATAGCCGAGCCGTAGTCCACATTGTACGGCGGATCCGTGACCATAACATCAGCCTCCCTGCCGCCCATCAATTTCGCTACATCGTTGTCCAATGTACAGTCCCCGCACAGCAATCTGTGTTTTCCGATCAACCATAGATCACCGCGTCGTGTCTTCGGTTCGACAATCTCGGCGGCGGCGGATTCCGCATCGAATTCGTCCTCATGCACGTTCTCAAACGAGCCGCTGCCGAACAGTTCCTGCGCCTCCGCAAGGTCAAAACCTGTAAAGGTTATGTCGTATCCGTTATTGTCCAAATCTTTGAGGAGGCTGGCGAGAAGTCCTTCGTCCCATTCACCGCTGATTTTGTTCAAGGCGATGTTGAGTGCTTTCTCTTTCTGTTCGTCCAGGTCGACAACGACACAGTCCATCTCCTCATAGCCGAGGTCTTTCATGACCTTGAGCCGCTGATGCCCGCCGACCACCGTCCCCGTTCGCTTGTTCCATATTACGGGTTCGACATATCCGAACTCTTGGATGCTCCGCTTTAATTTTTCGTATTCGGCATCCCCGGGCTTCAAATCCTTTCTCGGATTGTACGGTGCCGCTTTAAGTTCCCCCACAGAAATCTTTTCGATATTCATCCTTCCCTCCGTTTTTTGCATGAAAAAACCGCACTCTTTCGAGTACGGTTTCTTACTTTATTCATAATACCCATTCTTTTGGCAAATCTCTGTTATTGTTTCAGCAAAGATGGAACGAGAATGTTTTTCCGGGTTCACATTCCGGTTCTTTTTTTCTATGTAGTAGTCACGAACCTCTTGCCATAGATTATTATCTCGCAGCCATTCTTCTTTTTCTGGCAACAAATCAAAACCTTTGCCCTGATATTCCCATGTATAATTGTTTCGATCTTTATTGAACCGAATATACTGTTGTCTTCCATCTTCACAATCGTAAACTATTGCGAAATCACAACTGTGCAGTACCTTTGCTCGCCTCGTGTTTTTGACTTTTATCGTCAACACTCTGGTCGAGTCTTCGGCATAGTCATAACCATGTTGAGGGGCTACTTCATCCAACGCTTTTTTAATTGTTCGTCGAATTTCCTCTGCGGAATATTCCTCGTTATCATCGTTAACATATAAATTTACGTCGAAATCAAACCCTATGTTCGATTTTGTGTCGCACGTAATCATATTACGTGCCGAGCTTCCAATAAACTCATATTGGAAAGTGAATTTATCTCTTACATAATTCTGTACTTCATGTATTATGTCTAACAAATCCGCTTTCACTGGGGCTGTTTCACTTTTGGATACATAGCGAAAATCATGCATACTATCTATCACTCCTTTGTTAATTTCCCCAAGCCTCCCATTTGGGGTTGCCCAAATCGTTATATTATATCACAGATTTTCTCTTTGTCAACCCCTTTTTTTTAAATCACAATAATTCCTCTTTCATTATACACGCTATCGGTCATTCCGTTATTTCGAATTGCCCTGTCCAAAGCCATTACCAGTGCCACCGCCCCGTCGATTCGCTCCGTGGACTTTTCCTTGTCCATCTTGATATTCCCCGCAGGATCGGTTCGGACATAGACATTGTCCATCATCCAACGGAGCGGAACATTCCCGCCGTGTGCAATCCGCTTTTCCAGGACAAGTTTCATAAGTTCCTTCGTGGGCGGGCTCATATCTTTGAAACCTTGTCCGAAAGGCACGACCGTGAAACCCATTCCTTCGAGGTTCTGGGTCATCTGCACCGCACCCCATCGGTCAAACGCTATCTCTTTGATGTTGTACTTCGTTCCGAGTTCCTCTATAAAGTTCTCGATATATCCGTAATGGATTACGTTTCCTTCGGTAGATAAAACCGCACCTTTGGCTTGCCACACGTCGTATGGCACATGGTCGCGTCTCACTCGCAATTCTATTGTATCCTCTGGTATCCAAAAGAACGGCAGAACAACATACTTGTCGTCTTCGTCCAATGGCGGGAATACCAATACGAACGCCGTTATATCCGTACTCGACGACAGGTCGAGACCGCCATAGCATTCTCGACCTTTCAGCTTTTCTGCATCGACCGCGAAGTCGCATTCGTCCCATTTGTCCATCGGCATCCATCGAACGGATTGTTTGACCCATTGGTTGAGTCTCAATTGCCGAAACAGATTTTCCTCGGCAGGATTCTCTTTTGCCGAAGTGTATGCAGTTCTCAACTTATCTATGTCCACGGTAACCCCAAGCGACGGATTCGCTTTATACCATGTCCGCTCGTCCCCCCAATCGTCTTCCTCATCCGCGCCGTATATAACGGGATAAAACGAGGGATCCGTTTTTCTGCCTTCAAGCAGGTCTTTTGCTTTCTGGTGTACTTCCCAACATATCGAATTGCGGTCTGTACCCGCCGTTGTTATCAAAAAGAAAAGCGGTTGTTTTCGCGCGTCGCCCGAGCCGTGAGTCATGACATCATACAATGCTCTGTTCGGTTGTGCGTGCAGTTCATCGAACACAACACCGTGGACGTTCAACCCATGTTTGGTGTAACTCTCTGCCGAAAGCACCTGATAGAAACTGTTTAAGGGAGTATAGACCAATCTCTTTTGAGACATGATCGGCTTTATCCTCTTTTTCAGCGCAGGGCATTGCTCCACCATCTGACAAGCCACATCGAACACGATTGAGGCTTGCTGTCTGTCAGCTGCACAGCCGTACACTTCTGCTCCCCATTCGCCATCGCCCGCCAATAAGTACAAGGCTATGGCTGCGGCGAGTTCAGATTTGCCCTGTTTTTTAGGGATTTCAACATAGGCTGTATTGTATTGCCTGTATCCGTTATCCTTTACCGTGCCGAATACATCTCTAACTATTTTGTCTTGCCACGGCAACAGTTCAAAGTTCTTTCCGTGCCATGTTCCCTTTGTATGCTTGAGTGAGCGGATAAATGCCGCCGCTCGCTCTGCGAGCCGTTCATTGTATGGCATTTCCCCTCCTCCCTATAAATGACGGAGAGGAGAACGCCGTAGCATCCTCCTCTCCCGAGACACGTATAATTTGTTTTATTCTTTTCCCTCCATCTTTTCCGCTGTCCGCACGACTGCGTTTTGGAGATATCTTGTGTCGAGTCCTATGTCTTTGTAACCGACATCGATTGTATCATAGTAGGTCTTATGCGGCAAGGCATATCTGCCCTGGGTTTCGTTCATGATATAGACCATTGCCTCGACCTGTTCTTTGCCCATGTTCACCGTTATCGTTTCTTTCCGATACAGATGCGGGTATCCTTCATACCTGTCGAGTGCCATTTCGTCTCTCGGCTGTATTTTCCATACGCCTACAGGTACTCTCGATTTTGCTTTCTTATCGATGGTTGCGACCCGCCTGAATATGAGTTCATAATCATCGATGTACCCTTTTCCGTACACGGTTGCCGTCGGGCATCTGTTTGCCATCTGCGCCGTGTTTAGGTTGCTTCCGTATGCAACATATAATTTGGTTTTCATTGTGCTATCCTCCGAATGTGTTTATCCCGCAGGGCGGCGGCTTATGCCGCTACCCTGTTCGGTCTTCCGTTTCTGAACGCGATGTCTCCGCTTAAGTTTTCGAGCAGGAACTTTCTTGCCGTGTCGAACTCTTCGCCTATCATTCCCATGCGCAGGAGCCAGGTTCTGAATGTATACTTCTCATTCGTGGTCTCCGTTTTCTTTGCGCTCGCTACCCGTTGTGTCATCGCTTGATTGCATATTGCCAGGCAGATTTGGATGTAGGTCTTTAATTTCCCTGCGTGCGTCGTTCCGTTGAAGCATCTGAACTCGATTCCCTTACCTTGCCACAGACTATGAAGGTTGAGTGCATGGTATCTGCTATCGTCGTAGTGACTATGAGAGTGTCTCGATGTTTCGTCGTACCAAAGGTTTTCTATCGCATCCCTCGTCTTAGGCTTGAACCTGTTGATGTCCGTTACGAATCTCGATTCGGCTTTCTTGCACCATCTACCTGCTCTGCTGTCTGTTACCCCGAGAGATTTGAACAGCAGGTCTTCTTTGCTCACCATAATGTTGACCAGGTTTCTGAGGCTTTGCGCCGTTTGTTTGCTCGCATCCACATGGATATGTATTCCGCAGCTTTCATTTGCAATCGCACCCTTGTGGCGAAGCTGGCGCAGCACCTCTTGGATATCTGCGATGTCTTCATACCTGCACACAGGTGTCACCACCTCTGTTTTATAGGATTCGCTTGCTATCTCACCGTCTTTTTTCCTCGCATCGATGCTTCCATCGCGCACTACCTTCCATTTTCTGCCCGCTCTGTCTTTGACCGAGTAGGCATCGTATACGCCTCCCACGTGCTCTTTCGCCGTTCCGAAGTAATTTCCGATGATGTCTGCGGCTTTCGACCTGGTGATTCCTGTGAGTTCGATTTCGACTCCGAACTTTTGCTCTTTCATTTTTACGTGTCTCCTTTGCTTGCGGGGTTTCCTTGTCCCGTTTTGCAACCAAACAATACCGTAAAAAATCGAAAGAGCCCAGCGAAATCGCGCCGAAAAACACACTTTTTTTCAGCAAATATTTATATTTTTCAGAGTTCGTATTTGCCGTCTAAATCAACCAAATTTACGTGTTTTGAAATGATTTTCAAAGCCTCCTTATACCCTTTTGCGTTTTGAATGCGTTCCCACATCTTGTTGTATTCATCGATTCGCCTCTGTTTGCGCATTATGTTTTGCGCTGCGCCGATGATATAATAGATATTACCAGTCGGACCTTGGCTGTGAAACTCCACCGTTCCCTTTTTCATTTCTGAACTACCTCCGTAGCCAGAACAATACCGTGCTTTCTTTCGTTTGTCCAGTTAAAACCGTTATAAAAAGCCAAGACCGCCGAAAAATTCGACGGTCTTTTCGCTCTTCTTTCTATTTTAGAGGTTGTCTTTTGTTAAATCAATACGGTTTTTCTTAAGCGCACCCATGAACTGTTACAATATATGTTTGCCCGTTCGTAAATCTCACCGCTATTCTGCTTTCATTCATTTCAAACGATCCTATGTAAAACTCTTTAAGCAGAAATAATAGCCCTGCAGCCAATTCCTGCGAGTTCATTACACTGTCTCGCATTTCTCCTTCTTCGTTCATCCATTCCGTGTCGTACAGGTCTTCCTGTACAAGTGAATTTTTTGTCATATAGACACCTCCGTTGATTAATCATAGTAGCGCGCTCACTATGTACTTACATTATAACCGTAATCGCGGACACAATCAACTATTTGTGTCCGAGATTAGGGATAATATTTTCAGAGGTTTTGTCGTAATTATGAGTAATTTACAACATTTTGTCGAAAGGCTCTCGGAGCTGCTTATCGACCACGAAATGAAGCCTGCCAATCTCGCAAAAGAACTGGGAGTCGGCAGAAAATTAATCTCTCGGTACATGAACGGAACTCGCTATCCCGACTTGACGATGGCATTGCGGATGTCCGCTTACTTTCATTGTTCCATTGACTTTCTCCTGGGCAGATCCGACACAGGTGCGTCCTTCGTTCCCCTGCCTATGCCGCCCTTCTCTGAAAGGATCGAATATGTGCTTTCTTTTTACGGAAAGACAAAGTACAGGGTCGCAAAGGACACCTCTATTTCCGAGAGTACGCTCTATAACTGGAAATTCAACCGCTCGGCTCCTACGCTCGAAAATATCATTGCTTTGGCGGACTATCTTGAAAGTTCCGTTGAGTTCATTCTCGGGCGAGAGAATTAGAATTCCATATGCGCCTTTTGGCTTTGATGCCTTTGAGCCGTCTGGCTATATGCGCTTGCGAATATCCTGTCGCAGACGCTATCTCTTTTTGTTTATATCCGCTCGCACGCATTCGCAGGATCTGCTTGTCTTTGCTTGGCAGTCCGTGCATAAATTCTTCGATCGCAATACCCGCAAGACACTCGTCCTGCGGGTTTTCATTTGCGACCAGGGTGTCGGCTATGGTCAGCGTTGCTCCGTTGTCATCCATCGTTACAGGTTCTTCCAACGACACTTCCCTGGTATAATAACGGTTTGCCTTTCGCAAGAACATGAATATTTCGTTTCGAATACACATGGCGGCATAGGTCGAAAATTTTACCCCGCGCTTTTCGTCAAAAGTGTTCGCCGCTTTTACCAACCCCAAGACGCCGGATGACAATATATCCTCTTTTTCAGCGGGCGCGAACAATTCTATTTTAAGCCGCCCGAAAATGAAATACACGAGCCGAATATTGTCGCAGACAAGCGCATCACGACATGACTGCATTCTTCAACTCCTGTGTTTTATCTGTATTTTCCCAGGCAAATTCTTCCTTTCCGAAATGCCCGCCTACTGCTGTTCCCGCAAACACGGGCTTTTTCAGCCCGAGATGTTCGATGACTGTTCCCACGCGCAGGTCAAACACCTTTGAGACGGCTCGTTCTATAAGACGTTCATTGACTGCCCCTGTGAAAAATGTATTGATATCAATGCTTGTCGGGGTCGGAAGACCTATCGCATAAGAAAGCGCGACTTCGCACTTTTCGGCAAGTCCCGCTGCAACAATGTTCTTGGCAATGTATCGTGCAAGATACGCCCCGCTCCTGTCTACTTTGCTCGCATCTTTTCCGCTCATCGCCCCGCCGCCGTGGTGGGCGATCCCGCCGTATGTATCAACCATGAGTTTTCTGCCTGTAAGACCTGTGTCTGCCTCATACCCGCCGAGGACAAATCGTCCCGAGGGGTTGACCAGTATCTCAACATCGCTCATGTCGTATTCCGCGAACACATATCCGATTACCTTCGCCTTGATTTCTGATTTAAGTTCTCCGAGTTCTTTCCACTCTTCGTGCTGCGCGGATACAAGCACGGACAGGATTTTATCGAATCGGTCTCCGTTGAACTGCACCGTCACTTGGCTTTTTCCGTCAGGGAGTAATCCTTTGATGAGACCGTTTCGTCGGCATTCTTCCAGTCTGTACGTCAGACGATGCGCAAGTTCTGCCGGGAGCGGCATATAGTTCAGCGTCTCGTCTGTCGCATATCCGTACACGATACCTTGATCTCCCGCGCCCTGTTCGGCACGATTGACTGCACCTGCAATATCAGGGCTCTGTTCGTGAATCCGCACTTCGAATTCCAGGTTGTTCGGATTGTATCCCACCTGTGCAATGACCGTCTTTGCGACATATTCATAGTCAACCTTTGCATTGGTCGTTATCTCGCCGCTGACAAAGCATTTGTTGTGCGCCAGCATAACCTCTACCGCTACACGGCTGTCGGGATCCTGTTCCAGGCATTCGTCCAGAATGCTGTCCGCAATAAGGTCTGCCAGTTTATCGGGATGTCCGCTCGTTACCGATTCCGCAGTATAGACTCTTTTTGTCATGATGTTATCCTCCAATATCATTTCCCACCTAAAGGTTTTATCTATCGGCACTTTCGCCTGTTCTTCCATTTGAAAACGCCTGTCAAAATCATGGATGGTCTGTCCGTTAGCCTTGAATGTTACGGGGCTGTCCTTATCCCACTTCAAAAGCAATGCCCACAGTTCGGGGTAATTCTTCCGCAATCGGCGGAGTTGATTGATTCTCTGGTTATGGCAAAACCAACACCCGCCCCTCAACGATGTCGTATAGAGCGGACTCAATAAGTCGTTTTCCGCACACCATTTGCGGCACATCGCCTCTGTCCATCCGTATTCCACAAGCGGCGCTCGTTTTGTTTCGGAAATGGTATGAAAGCGGGCTGGTTCGTCGGCCGCTATGCCGATATATGTGATTGCGCCTCTTTGGACTTGGTCAAGCACGTCGACCTTTAATCTTGAATTGCACCAGTTCCCTTTTTGCAACGGGAAGCCATATATCTTTCCCACATTCCTGCTCTTCTTGCCGTTACAGGTATAGTAAAAGTATTCTTCATAACTCTTGGGGGCGGTGATGTGTTCGACCGTAATCCCGTATTTTCCCTTTATGATTGCATCCGCTTTTGCTTTGAATTCAAGCATCGGCGGGAGATCTGCGGGTATATCCGCTGTCGCCATAATATCAACGGTGATGATACGGTCCAACGGCAACCCGTTCCGTTTGATAACTTCGAGCATTGCAAGGCTGTCCTTGCCGTAACTTATACTTGCGATGTAGTTTGGTTTTCCTGTCATCGTATGATCCTGCTCTTTGCTATGCTATAATAGGTCTCCTCTCTCTCAATCCCTATAAAATCACGATTCAGATTTACACAAGCGACCCCCGTTGTCCCGCTCCCCATACAGCAATCGAGAACTAAATCACCCTCGTCCGAATACGTCTTTATCAGATACTCGCAGAGCGCAACAGGCTTTTGCGTGGGATGATATCCCTTTTCGGTGTTGAATTGAAGTACGCTCGTAGGATATCGGTATCCGTCATTGACCGTTTGAACCGATATCTGCCTGTCGTAGTTTTTACTTCCTCTTCCGCTGCGGCAAACGTATGGCTTTCCGATAGTGAATTGCGGGCGGTATTTGGGCGGTTTCCGATAAAACACCAGGATGAGTTCGTGTCTTTTCAATGGCATCTTTTTTGCATTCAGATGACCTGTCCCTTGAGGTTTCACCCATACCCATTCGTAGCGGAATTCTTTGGGGTTACTCAACGCCAATTCCTTATCGAACGGTGCTTGCGCGAACAGCACAATCGCCGCATTGTCTTTGCAAATGCGCCGTAACTGTTCCCATAATTTGTCGAGTCGGATTGTCCTATCCCAACCGTTTCTGGTCGTTCCGTATGGCAAGTCACTCAACACCATATCTACGGAGTTGTCGGGAATGTGTTGCAGTTCCTCTATACAATCGCCGTTTATCAGTTTCATGCTTCACCAAAAAATAAAGCCTTGAAGATCGCCTCCAAGACTTGCACTACGATGCCGTTGCCCGCTTGCCGATACTGTTGTGTCGAACTCACCCGGGCGGCGGCGATTTTATCGATTTGGTCATCTTTCCAACCCATCAATCGCAGACACTCTCTCGGGATCAGTTTGCGGATCCGTACATTCTCCGTGATGACCGCATTGCCGTCCCCACAGGTCAGGGTTTGCGCGACCCCTTTGCCGACTCTGCCGCGCTTTGTTTTCGAACTCGGGAACGTGATGTTGACATAGTCGCCCGCAGTCGCCTCCTCGTATCCTTGTTTGGTTGCAACTTTAACCTTTATCGGATTTTCGAGTTTCAGTACCGCAGAGCTTCCCGAGGGACAGGAGCATTGTCCTGTCAGCGTCGGGGCAACATCATGCAGCTCTTGCTTATTGTAGGCTACGAACATCTCGGGAATGTATCCATTCTCTTCGATGAACTCGCCATATTTCCTGGCGACATAGTCACTCTCCATGACAAGGTTGTCTTTCTGCACGCTCGTCAGCGCATTACAAAGCCCTTTTTCATTTGCCTCAAATCGCTGATGGAGCGTAATTCCAGGCGTTCTGTCAGAAGGGTTGTCGGGATTTCTCCCGCGCATTGCCACAATTATCGGTTCATGTTTGGATTCGTTGAAGTTTTCCGCTATTTTCAGTTCGGTGTTCCCGCCACCCGCGCAATGAACTGTCGGCGATAAACCCTCGGGTTCATACACCCTGCGGCTGATGTCATGCATCTTATCCCACTTCTCTCCGACCACTTCTCCGACCTGAACACATTGCGGTTCGTAACAATCTCGCGCCCTCAAACAATATGCATAATCGCTCGGGCGGCGGATCGAGTCTCGTCGAGAATTGAACTTAGATGTCACAATACTGCGAATTGTGCTTTCTTTGAGATAGTATCTCTCATCGACGTGTTCATCGATCATATCTTTGAGCCGCAGTTTCAGTTCCCTCTTTTCAGGGAATTTGAACTCGTCGTGTTCTCCGCGCACAGACACGCAAAAGACCCTTTCTCTATGCTGCGGGATGCCGTAATCCTTCGCGTTGAGTACCTGCCAATAGTTCGTATAACCGAGCGAAGACAAAAAAGAAAGCCAACTGTCAAAGTCGGCTTTGAATTTTTTGCTCACAAGATTCTTTACGTTTTCCAATAGCAGGTATTTCGGCAATGTCCCCTGTTCAGCCGCTTTCCTCAAAAGTCTTTCAACTTCCAGGAGCAATCCGCTCCTCGTACCCTCTTTTATTCCCGCGCCGTGTCCCGCAACGGATATGTCCTGGCACGGGAATGAGTATGTCCAGAAGTCAGCTTCGGGGAGTTCATCGATTTGTCGAATGTCCCCGAGGTTCAGAGTTTCACCGTGCAAAGCCTTATAACTCGTCAAAGCGTTTTTGTCTATTTCGGAGATCGCTACAACTTTGTGCGGGACACCGATGTTTTTCAGGGCTTGTGTTTGCGAGCCTATTCCCGCAAACAACTCTATAAGTCGCAACGGGTTTTCTTGCGTATATTCCATCACGGCTTACCTCCCAATAGTTTTTCCATGATATCGTCGTTCGGGTTATTCTCGTCCCACTTGGAGAGTTTACTCTCACGAACGACAAGGTATATCTTGCTCCATACCTCGTTTGTCTGTTTCAGGTATTGTTGCGCCATTGCCACAAACGGCGACAGCATTGCTTTCCCGCTCGGGTCTTTCACGAGCAGTCCGTGCTTGGTGTTCATTTCCTCGCACTCTATCCATCTGGCTTTGCAAAAGGCATACTCTTCCAGGTTGTACGGAAGTATGCCGTTTGTACAGCCTATACTTTTCAGCCAGGCATATACCGTGCGGTATATCTCTTTTGCTTTTTCCGAAAGATAGGACGGCGGGTCGCTCGGCAGTTCCAACCCACCCGTATCGAAGTTCAATACCTCGATGGGTCGCTTGCCGGGATTGCCGTCCAATATCTTTTGGGCGGCGGCTTTTCTCGGTCGCCCTGCACCCGGTCTTCTTCCTCCGCTCGGCATACTCCTCCTCCCTTTGATTTTTTGATTTGATTGATTGTTTTGATTTCCCGGGAAATCAAAAAGCGGGCTTTTCGCCCGCTCCCACTTTAGTGGGGTTTCCCCCTGGATTGAATTTTGTCTTTGATTTTTGATTTTGCGATTTCTCGCGCGAGAGTGCGGCCCCGCTGTTAGGGGCGGAAAGCCCAGAGATTTGACACCCCCTCCACCCGTCGCCCGAGTTAGTCTTTGCGGGTCGGTTTCCCCCAACGGCTGCCTTCTCTCGCCGACTTGGTCGAGTGGCAACTCCAGCACAGGGACTGCAGATTGGACGGTGCGAAAGGTTGACCGCCTTGCTTGATGGGCTGAATGTGGTCCACCATCGTTGCCCTGGTTCTCTTGCCCTGGTTCAGGCATTCCTCACAAAACGGATGCTCTGTCAGCTGCCGCTTTCGAACGAACAGCCATTCTTTCGTCTTATAAAAACTCTTTGTGAAGTCGTCTCGTCCGTATTTATTGTATTGGGCATCCGTTAATTTTTTATGTTCCTCGCAGTACTGCCCGTCCACCAGTTTTGGACAGCCGGGGTAGCTGCATGGTCGTTTCGGTTTTCTCGGCATATTTATTTCCTCTAAACACATAGGGAAGGGAGCGTTTCCCCCTTTTCTCATTTTCTCTCCCGGCATCACGCCGCTCGGGTCGCTCCCTTCCCCTTCGGAGGATTTCACCTACTCATATTATACGCAGGTTTTCTTCCGTTTTGGCTGAAAACTGTCTGCGCTTGTCTGTTCTTTCAAATGCTCGCAAGGCACTCTCCCATCAGTTCAATCGCCTCGGAGCAACGCTTTGCTATCGTATCTTTGCAAAAGTAATGCTCACTCGCTATCTTGCGCAATGACTTTTTTTCCATATAATGCATCCTTAACAGGTCACCCATTCCGTCTGGCAGTATTTCGATACAGGTCTCAATTGCACGGATGCATACGACGTCTCGGTCGCTCGCCCGACCGTTTTGCGCCTTGTATTCCGCTATCGTCTTTTTGGTTGTATAGTTTTCCAAGTAGTCCTTGATTTCATGTGTTGTCATTGTAATCCTCCCGTGCTTTTTCCTGTTCTTCCTGCCACACCCTGTATCTTACGACCCAATCGGTCTTATCCTCAAAGTCTGATATTTTAGTTTTCAACCAGAACCGAATCTGACCGTTTTCTTCCAGTTCCTCCGTCCAGTCCTCTGCAAAACACACGCCCGCAATCTTCCAGACCTGCATCGGACCGAACCGCTCGCCCTTGTATAGGAACAACATCAGCATTCGGTCAATCCCCTCGTCGTAATATTTCACCCGGAAATAGTATCCACGTGTGCGATCGGCTATGTATTGAAGATAGGTCTCTACTTCTTTTTTGATGTCTCGGACTGGCGGGACAGTCCCCGTCAATTCCTTGTAATCGAAAACGGCTTCTTCCGTAACCGATACTTTGTGAATAGTTCTTTCCGTGGTTCGCATCGTTACTCCTGTTCAAAGGCTGATATCAGCTGTTTTACTTCCTCGACCGTCCTCACGATCATTGCATATCCTCCCGCCTGAAGTATTCGTCGAATGGTCAGGGATTGCAAGACGGTCGGTTTGTTTTTTCCTACTTTGCATTCCAGTCCGATAAACCTTCCGCGATAGCAGATTATAATATCGGGGATTCCTGCCGTGCCGTACATCCCGCCGTGTTCTTTCCAGAAAAACAAGTCCGGGACGCTCTTGAGGTAGACGCTGATTTTCTTTATCAATTCGCTTTCTTTCATCTTCTATAAATCTCCTGTCACTCCCGTCACTCCTGTCATTTATACTTCTTTACCAGGATGACAGTAATCTCTCTGTTTGTTTTTATGTTTTTGGCTCGTTTTGACCATGTTTCCTGTGACGGCAAGTGACGGATAGTGTCGGTAGTGACGGTTGTGACAGGAGTGACGGTATGTTTCTATGTTTTTTGCTCAAAATCCTTTACCCTGCGTTCGATATCGTTTGACAAGACGCTGCGAAATACGCATACAACATCCGCGAAAGACGAACACAAAACCGCCGCAAACGTCGAGACAAAACAGCCACAAATCCAACCAAAACTCGGGACAAACGCTCACCAAAACTCGGGACAAACACAGTCAAAACTGCCGATATATCTCGTCGATAGTCGTTTAGGCAAACAGCACAGAACCATCGAAAAACCGTGTTTTTAGGGTCAAAACCCCGCAAAACAGGCACAAAACGCGCTTTTTTCGATGAACTCGTCCAGAGATAGTTCAGCACAACCAGTCCAAAAAATCGACAAGACCGGCAGCAAAACCGGCAGCAAAACGACGACAAGCCGGCAGACAAAGCGTCGCAGAATTTGCCGGATAGACCGGATACATCCCGGCAAAAATGTTCAACAAAATCGCCGCTTCTTGCTGCATATACGCTCATAGCATTGCCCCTAAACACACGAGTGCGCGTTTCTGTTTTCTTTTCCCAGAGAGGGCGGCTTTCGGATACGAATTTTTGAGGAAAATCGGTCTTCGATATGGAATTTACAGATTTTCCGGGCTTCGAGAGTTTTTTTGGAGATTTTCGCTTGCTCGATATAGAAAACAGAGCAAAAACCCGCCAAAACCATCGAAAATACCCTAAAAATGCCCGAAATATGCCCTCCGTTTCGGCTCTTATACTCCAAAAATATGGAGGCTCTCTGCCCAGAGTTTTTTTGGAGATTTTTCGGCTGCCGAGAGAATTTTTACAGAAATCCTTGTTTCTTGTCAGAGAATTTGACCGCAAAAACCCTCGAAAACCGTTGAAAACTACTCGTTTTTTGCATGAAATAGCCCGATTTTGAGGGTTTTCTCTGCCGAGAGTTTATTTTGAGAATTTCTCGACCTCGTCAGGGAATTTACAGAAGTTTTGCACCCGTGGAGGGAAATTCGAGAATTCCCGAACACCGATATGGACTTTGGACTATTCGTCTTCGTTATTGTCGAACATATACCCTTGCCTGTACGGTTTATAATCCTGTCTCTTTGTAAAATAATGCATCCTGTTTGCTCCGCTGCGCTTGGTTGTGTGTTGGATACCGTCATAGTAGAGTTGCGTTTCGATTTCCGCTATTGCTTTCCCGAGTGTTGCCGATGACCCCGCAAAGGTTTCACCTGTTACATCGAACACCGATTTCATCATGTCTGTCGCCGTTCCTTTCCATACAAACGGCGGCTTATTCACGAGTTCTTTCATTGTCCTTACGATCGGGTTATTGTCATACTCTCTCTTTTTGCGTTTCCTTTCCTCGTCCTCTGCCGATCCGACCATTTCCCACCTGTACTCCGATTCGTCGAAATGCACCACGATATCTTTCTGGCGGATGTCTCGTCCCGTCATGAACATCATGGCGTTCTCGTCTTGGCGTTTTTTCTTGTAGATGATGAATATCGTGTCGCACACGCCCATGATACCGTTCGACCCGGAAATCATGTTGAACACGTCGTTCTCGTCTGCCATCTTGCGCAGGTGATGGATGAGGAAGATGCAGATGCGCTTTTGGTCCGCATACTCTTTCAGCCCGCCGAGTTCTCGGTAGTCCGTCGCATAGGCGAGTTCGTTTTTCTTTGCAGACCCTCGAACTTTTTGCAACGTATCGATGATGATGAGTTTGATGTCAGGGTGTTCTTCCAATTCCTCGTTGAGTTGCTTGACGAGTCCACCGTCCAAGCCGCCCGCTTTTACGGACAGATAAAAATTCCCCGGGGCTTGCCCGCCATGCAGCACCTTGTTCAATCGGTCTTTCAGTCGGAAGACTCCGTCCTCGAGCGCGAGGTACAGACATCCTGATGTGTTTGTCGCATAGTCCAGGAACGGTTTCCCCTGGCTTATCGCCACGCACATCTGCATCGCCATCCAACTTTTACCTACCTTAGACGAGGCACACAAAATGGCAAGACCTTGCGGCAAGACCTCCGGTATCAACCACTCCGGCGGTGCGATGACCGCTGTCTGCAATTCGCTTGCCGAGATGCTCGCTACTCCGCGCTTATACTTCTTTTTTACTTCTCGCTTGGCTGCGGCGATCCCCTCTTTGAGTTTTGTCGCATCTTGCATCAGCAGTTCGTTCGGGTCTTTGCAAGTCCCTGCGATATTAAAGACTACATACCGAACCCCAATTTCCATGAGGTCGGCGGCGAGTTGCGCCGATGCTTTGTTGCCAGGCTCATCGTTGTCAAGGCACAGCACCAACGGGCTGGTCGGTTTCTTTATCTTGCAGTCCTTGATGAGTTTGCTTGTTCCACCTACCCCGCATAGCGAGACAGCCAAGCCGCCGCTTTGCATCACCGACAAGGCGCAAATGGGGCTTTCAACTACGAAGACGGGTTCTTTCTCCGATGCCCAGAGTGCTTTGCGGTTAAACAATGGCTCTGCTCCCGCATCCTCGGTCGGTGGCTTGAAAAACTTTTTGTCAGCTATGCTCCTGGTCTGGTAGTATGTGAGTTCGGATGAGTACGGAATTACTACCGCATTCCGGTGAACATCATATCCCAAACAGAATTTTTTGACCGTGTCCGAGGTCAGTCCCCTTTTTGCGAAGTAGTCCGTTTTGTCAGCATCTTTCATACAGGCTTGCAGGTATTTTTTGATGCTCGGTTTCTGCGGCTTACTGTCCGATATGTCTATGCGGTACATTTCCGCAAGCAGTTTGGCTGCTTCATACGGCTCGATGTCTTTTATCTTTGACACGAACGTAATGACGTCGCCTGTCTCACCGCAACCAAAGCAAGTGAATATGTTTGTGTTTCTGTCGACGGAAAATGATGCGGTCTTTTCGCGGTGAAACGGACAAAGCCCTTTATCCCTGCTATTCAGTTTTACCCCGAACTGCTCTACCACATCGGCTATCTTGACTTGGCTTTTTACCGTTTCGAAAATGTCCGTCATTCTTCCTCCAACCCCTCCGAAAGATACCGAATAAGTATCCCCTTTCTTCGGGCGTGTTCTATTTCTCGTTTCATACCATCACTGATGGTCGGGCCGAATGCCCATAATTCATCGCATCGCTCAACCAGTTTCAAGCCCATCTCCATTCCGCTTTTTCTTTCTTCTTGATTCTCATCATCCAAGAATTGAGTGAAAATCGTATGCGGAGCAATCGGGATGTAACCTCGTTCGTAGGCGACACGGCAATAATAGTTCGCTTTGGCAATGTTTCCTTTCAGGTCACCGCGCAACGGCGAACAGACATACACGATTTTTTGTCGTTTCATATCTCACCTTTGAGGTCTTGGGCGGCGGGTCATACCACCGCCCGTACCTCGTCTCGGTTTATTCCTCGTCCAGTGCGATGACCCTGGTTGCAAGCGACTTGACCTGCTCGGTCATGCGCCCCACATTTTCCTGTTCCTCGGGCGAGAGGTTGCGGTCAACGGCGAATACAGCCTGGCTGTAATTGATGCCGCCGCTGTTCTGGGCTTTCTTGAGCGAGAACTTCGTCACGACCGCATTGCTCTTTTTGCCTTTACCGAGCAGGTTCATGATATATCTCGAAAACCCTGCAAGCGAACCCGTCGGAAGCGAGAGCAACGTCGGGAGCGATTCGCCTTCGCGCAGAAGGTAAATACGACGCTTCTGTTTGCAAGCCTTTGCTCCGTTCTTGCCGCTGCCGAATTTATTGAAAGGACAATCGGCGCAGTTCTTGATCTCCCCGCTTTCAGCTTCGATTCCGACATGACCGTCCATCGACCCGCAGTCAGGAGGATTGTTGCCGCCCGTATATTCTTCCTTGTAGTAGCAGTTGATGGGATGATGGTACAAAATCACCGCTTTAAACTCTTTGACGCTGTCGGGATTCTCGGGATCGTCGCCGGGTACTTCGAACGAGATGCCGCCTCCCGCAGGAATCTTGATGCGCTCGAACGTCGGGGTCAGCCCGTCCATCTCTTCGGCGAAAAGACTCGCCAGGTCAACACCCTCGTTGTACATCAGTTCGTTGGTTTCTTTCTTCGTAATTTCGTTTGCCATGTTTTTTATCTCCTTTCTTATTTCTTTGATTTTGTCAGGCGGATGGAATTCTTCTCCGCAATCTTTACGAGTCCGTCCAACCACATCGGCAGGACTCCGTCGTTCTCGGCGATCAGTTCTTTGACCGTCGCTTGCAAGGTCTGCGCATTAATTGAGAATAAATGCTCGAATCCCTGCTCCTTCATTGCCGCCCATAGTTCGGGCTTGCGTTCAGGTTCGGGGGCGGGATATTCCTGCGTTACGAGCGAGAACGTCACGCCGTTGCGATTGAAACTCGTCAACTCGTCCGTTGTCATGAGCCCTATCATTTCGGTGGTGATGTTCTCTATCTCCCCGTTCACCTGTTTCGCCTCATATTCGAGGTCTGCCTTTTTGTCTCGCAGCTCTTTGAGTCTGTCCGACAGTTCCAAAAGTCTGTTGTCCAATTTATACCTCCCGTTTTTCTTTAATGCCGTTAGTAGTGGCTGTCCCTTTGCCAACCTGTCCGCTACCGTACTGCGAGACTGTCCGTATAATCGACAGAGTTCTGCCAACGTGAATCTGCGCCCGAACACTACGAAGTGTCTGTTTGACCGCATATTGCTGTGCTGTTCCGATGCGTGTATCCATTTGCAATTGTTCGGCTCATAGTTGCCGTTGTTATCGACGCGCTCAATCGTCAATCCGTCACGATAACCGTTCAGCATCGCCCAGTGGTAAAAGTTCCAAAAGTCCTTTCGCCATTCCTCACATACCGTTATCCCCCTTGCCCCGTAATATTTGAAGTCACGCTTTTTCGGATTTGAACACCGCTGTTTCATGTTCGACCAGATCCGATGAAGGCGTAGTTCCGATATCTGTATCGCTTTCTGCATTTTTCGATAACAGCCGCACGACAATGTATGTCCGTTCGTGAGGTCTGTCCCTCGCACGATGGCTACTTTCCCGCACTCACATTCGCACAGCCACAGCCGGGCGGAGTTCTTCCCGTGCGATGGGAGCGACTCCAATGCGGTTAACCGACCGAAGTGTTGCCCCGTCAAATCTTTGAATTTACCCATTGAGCAGACTCCTCCAATCATCCACCATCAGCTTGGCTATATCGCCTTTATGCTTGAGCGCGTTCATGACCTTCTCATCGACCGTGCCTTTGCATACGAGGTGAATGTATAAGCATTTCCGTTTCTGCCCGATTCGGTGAATCCTGGCTCTCGACTGCTCATAGTTGGAATAACTGAAGTCAAGCGAGTAATACACCGCTACCGAGGCGGCGGTCAATGTGAGACCCATCCCGGTCGTTTGCAGTTGTCCTACGAACACACGCACCTCGTCTTCTTCCTGGAAACGACGCACCTGCTCGGCTCGATCTTTTACGCTTCCCATAATGAGCGAATAGCCGATTCCTTTCTTTTTCAGCATTCGTTCTATCGCCTCGATCTCGGGAACGAACCGCGCAAAGACAACAAGTTTCTTCCCCTCATCCATGCACCCGTCCACGATGTCTTCGAGCGCATCGAGTTTCGCCTCGCTCACCTTTTGAGGTTCGCTCATTTCATCGCTGCGAATATAGCCGCCCGTGCATTGGGAGAGTCGCAGAAGTTGCGTCAATACGTTCCTGGCTGTCACCTCGCCTTCAGCAAGTACGGCACAGCAATCACGGTTCAGGTTTTCATAGATGACTCTTGCTCGTTCTTCCAATCGGATGCTGCGTACTTCATCGATGAACGGCGGCAGGTCTACTGCATCCTCTATGCGGATTCGGAACGCTATGTCGTGTACCTTCTCAACCAGTTCCGCAAGGTTCTGATACCCGATTACCTGGTGACGTTGGTAGCCGCCCATGATTGCATACTTGTTCCTGAAAAGATAGTAGCTCGTCCCGAGAATACTCTCATCCAGGAACTTGTACTGACTGAAAAAATCAAGCGGACTTCCGGTCGTCGGCGTCCCCGTGAGGATCATGTTGTACTTTGATACACGACCAAGCCGATGCAATGCTTTCGATTGCGCAGTCTGCGGATTCTTTATCTTGCTCGATTCATCGCACACGATGATGTCGGGTCGCCACTTCCCGACTTCTTTTTCGAGTCGCCAGCAACTCTCGTAATTCACAACAATCACCTGAAGAGCCGAACCGTTCATGAACTCGAAGACGTTTCTCTTTTTTTCAAGCGTCCCGTCCAGTACGGCTAATGCATACCGGAAGTCCGCAAACTTCCGGAACTCTTCTTCCCAAACACCAACAATGGATTTCGGGCAGACAACGAGCATTTTATGTATGCGTTCCTGTTCGTACAGCGTGCCGACCGTGCTTATCGTGATGAGCGTTTTCCCCGTACCCATGTCTGCGAATATTGCCGCTGCGCGACCTTCATCGAACATTTCAAGCGCAAAGTTGTAGGCTCGTACCTGGTGGGCATAGAGCTTCGCTTTTACGCGCGGTTGGTTTTGGGATGCGGCATACCTTTGGGCAAGAGTTTTGCTGTGCGAAGATGGTTCGATATCTTCGGCGAGTTTTGCCCCGAGCAGTTCCAAAGTTCGGATGGATTCGTCCGTGTATGGAAGAACCCACGCTTTATCATCCGCATCGTAGAACCTGCCGGGGATGTTTTTCAATCCGTCTCGATACAGGTAGGCATCATAGACGCGGATGGTGTCAGATGAGCGGGTTGCGTACATTCATACCCTCCCAATCGATAACCTGTGCCATCGCTTCCGCTCCGAAAATTTCGAGCAGTCTCTTGCTCTGCTCATAGTCGAATGCGCCCTGGGTCGCAACTCTCACAAGGTCTCTTTGCTTCATATTGAGTTCCCATGCCAGAAACATGAGACTCACTTTTGCCTGGCGCATTGTCATCGCCAATCGTGCTGCTTTTACTTTCATTTTTCTCCTCTGCTCGGCTCACCGAATTTTTTAAGGATAGACTGCATTGTCTTGAAATCCTCACCCGTAAGCCTCGTCGCTATTTTTTCAAGCAGGTCTTTCTGCTCTTTCGTCAAATACTGTTTCCCGATCCGATAGCCATCTACCACATGAACGCCACCTCCGTTCCCCTGTGTCGTATAAATCGGGTAAGAACATGACAGTATTTGAATGTCGTTTCGAATCGTGCTGTTTGCGACACCGAACTCAAATGCAAGATTTCCGACAGACTCGTGCCGTCTCTCGCATAAGACTTCAAGTATTTGCATTCGCCTGTCGTTTGCTGTCACGTTCTCACCTCCTTTGCTTTGATGGCTGTATTCTAAAAGTCAAACCGCTTGGTTTTTCGGCGGTTTGAAAAAGTATTTCGAAAATTTTTTGCAACAAAAAAAAAGCCCCGACAGAATAGACTCCCACAATGGAATCTTTCTGTCGGGGCTTCACGTTTCCGGCATAACCTCGATAGTTCTTGTATGTGACCTGGATTTGGATTTACCGTGCGGCGCTTTTTCAGCCGCGACCATATCCGTCGTTATACGTTATTCAGTTATTTTCTTCAATGTTCTCCATTCCCGGCGGCGCATATGTATCGCATCTTTCATGTCTACGGTCTATCATTTTACTGACCGAACACACACCGCATTTCGGGCATTGAACCTTTATTACTCCGTCTTTGTTCTTAAACCCCACCGTCTTTGCTCCGCAGTTACGGCAATGTCGGATTATAGGTTTCCATTCCTGCATTCAAGGTATTCCTCCTTTTCCCTTTCGCTTGAACCGCCGATTCTCATCCTCACTCGGGGTCGGGAACTCCACCGTCAAAGAAGAGTGGCTCAAGCATCGCTTTATTAGAATCCGACTCGGGGCTTATGGTCTCGAATTCAAAGTTTCCCCACCATCTTGGGCAGGTCTTCCCATTTAATTATCGGGATTGCCACACATTCGCCTCCGAATCCCTTTACGTGTATGATTGTCTTACAGTTGCTGCATTCGTATTGACCTTTCGTTTCTTCAAGATTCAGCCCT